GAGATATATCTAATTCTGATTTTGTTTCAACACTACTTGTTACTCCTATTCCAACTCCGTTAACTTCTGAAACAATATTAAATCTACTTGCAGTATTGTAAATCCAAGAATTGAAAAATACAGTCTTTCTTGATCTTTCACTTCTAGGTGGATTTGGAATAATTTCACCTAAATTTTTAATTGTTACCTTTTCACCTTCTGAAGTAACGCTTGAACCCGAAGTTTCTATTAACTCAAAATTTGATACAACACCAGTGATTCTCATTTCGACTCTCTTAGTCAAATCACCTTCTTCATATCCAAATATGAACTCATCACTTCTTAAATCGTCAGCTGATCTAATAGAGACACCAATTCCTGAACAATTTAAAAACTGATTAATTGTTTTATCATTATATGTGATGGTATTGATACCATTAATACCGTTTGTGATAATAGTTCCAGTAGTACCAAAACCAACTGTAGAATCCACTGTAAGAATACTAGAATCTACAGAAGCATCCTCTATAACTCTTGTTTTTCCGGGTATTGTAAATACACCTCTTATGGCATCATTTTCATTAAACCCAATAAACAAATTGAGTTTGTAATACGTAGTAATACCTGTATTACCAGATCTTGAGAATATTTCAACTTCTGATACAGAAGCTGATGTATTCAGATCATTAGATTTTGTTATTGTTTGTCCTGTTAGTTTAGCAGGATCACCAGAAATCTGTTGAGCTACGACAACTTCTCTTCTAATATATTCTGCACTTGATGGTTTTATTAATAAATTTTCTAAATCAATAATTTTTGGAGTCAATCCGTATAAAATATTAAATAAAATCCTAAATGACTCCTCTGTTCCTTTAGATTTGTATAAGGATTTAGATTCTTTTATAAAATTACTAATATCAATATTAGTATTTAATTTTGTATCTTCTAATCCGGGAGTAAGATATGCTTTTGTTTTCTTATAAAATTCTTTTAAAAATAGAACACTTAAATTTTCTACAACTGAATTGGTTGTATGAATACCTGCAGTAGAAGTTGAGAATACTAGCTCACCAAGATTATTAGGATCTGTATAGGATGTAATACCACTAAATCCACGAACAACACCAGTAAACGTATTAGTTGTTATACCTGTATATGTAAAAACCTCATCATCTATTTTAAATAATCCGTATTTGTCTGGAAATCCTTTTGTAGATGATACTGTTAATGTAGTTGCATCAGTTGATATACCACTAGTTAAAGTAGTAACTCCGACCACTACTTCAGGAGTTAAATTATCAAGTTTTAAATATTGATCTAAATTATCAGATATATCAAGAACACCACCACGATGTTCCTGAGAAATATAATATTGCTTCAAGAAGTCAACTGATAATGGACTCTCTGATCTTAAAAACTCAGGGAGTTGATTTTCAATTATCTGTTGAACTTGTATACGTTTGTCTATTCCAGTTCCAATCATATCCTTGTTAGTTCTCCATTTGAGTAACTTGAGGTGACTTTATAACCAACACCAGATATTTGTTCACCTGATGAGATTGTATCTTTAACCATATTTATTTTACTACTGGGGATGTTAAAATCTAGGTATAAATCTTGTAATCCGATAATATCGTTCGAGTCTGGAAATGCCTGAACTTCAATTACATTATTTGGTCTTTCAGTTGATGTTATGTTGAGAGTTGTTAGTGTAACTTCCCCATGAACATAATCAACCACTCCAGCTGATTGAACGACAATAATAGTTTCACCACTTGCATTTTTTCTTACAATAGATATAACTCCAGTCAGTTTATCTGCGTTTGGAGTATCTGTAAGGAATAAAGTTTCAGTTTGACCTAAAATTTTAAATCCTGTGCTCTTAATATTGAAACCTTCAGGTTTTACATTGAATGCATTACCAAAACACAATTCATATTGAGCAAATTGATTTATAAGTGCTTTTAGATTCCTACGAATCTTGATTCTGGTGATATTAGATGTTATTGCATTATCAATATTATCAATTACATTTAGCACTTTACTATATTTAAATCTACCACCAAACTTATTAACATCACCTGACTTGGCATAAGTTGTTAATGCACTTGTAATTTTTGTTTTTAGATCATTAACTGTGGCCACTTTAGTTGAATCATAATATATGAAAGAATCAACCTCAACATAAAGAACTTGTAGATCCACTATCTTTTGATTGATACCCGTTAATGAATAACTCTTCAATTTACGTAAAATTTGAGTTTTATCAAAATCAGATACAAATTCACCATTTTTTGGTTTGATTGTTATTAATACATTTCCAAATTGTGGTGGATCAACTTCCTCACCACCAACAACTGATACACTTTCGGTATTTGGATAAACTTGTTGTATTATGGACTCATAATCCCTTGATGTAACCGCCCTGTACTGAGATGAATACAGTCTAGGTGCAAAATACTTAACAGAATCTATTGATTCTATATCACCGCCATTAGAGGCAGCCTGTAAGGTATTAATTACTGGAATCGTACTTGGTAATACGACTTGATCGTTCGATCCAACAAAACTACCAGCAAAATTAAAGATCTCTGGGCCATTACCCTTGGAACCAGACGTTGTAACGTATTGAACAGTTATTGTACTTCCATTTTCTGGTTTTCTTCCAAAAATACCATCACCGAATAACAATTCATACCTTTCATCTTGTATTTCTTGAATTAGATAGGTATCAGATATAGAAGATATACCAACTATATTATCTACTTGCTTATATTGCTTACCTAACGACGTGCCATCACCAACATAAGCAACAATTGATGCAGTATCAATGTCTGCATTGTCCAGAATGAACCTTTGCTCTAATGATCCATCAACAATGAACTTAGATGTTAAGAATGTTCCTTCTAAAACTTGTAAAGGTTCTGTTACTGATCCAAAAGTTGCTGTTGGAGTGGATCCACTAGTGTTTACTGTTGTAGTAACACTCTCTGAAATGGAAAACACTACATCACTATCATCTTGCCTTCCTACACACACTAGGCCTGGTCTTAGAGTCAATGTAGGACTTGTTGTATTACATTCTACCTGAAAAGTAATTGATGCCTTTGCTGCCGATTTAGAACGAGGTACATAACCTATATTTCTTGCTAATGAAACAACATTCTCACGAAGTGTTGCTGAATCAAGAAAGGATTCATTAACAACTAAATTTGAATTAATTGCTGATATGTATGTATTATATGCTAACGTGTCAATTAAAACTGAAAAATTGGATCCTTCAAAGTCAAAGTCCGAAAAATTGGAATTTGCACGAAGATAATCTTTAATTTGTGTTTTAATCTGATCAAAATCAAGATTTGTGTATTTTGTGAATGGCATTATCTTGTTGCTTTTAATATGAATGAGAAATCTTGTGTTGGAAACTGTTGACCAACGATATCAAAAATAACATTAACTTCAAATTCATTTGTATCTGGTTTTGGGTTAACATTTACTTCTAAGTTATCTATTCTTGGTTCAAAATTTTCAATTGTTGTCCTTATTTGATCTGAGATAACTGAAGCTGTACCAAAATCAATAAAACCCGGAGCTAATTCAAATAACATGCTACGAACGTCAGATCCAAGTGTTGAATTGAAAAATCTTTCCGTTGGAATGGTTTGAACTAGATTACGAACAGATCTTTTTATCGCATCTGCATCTTTAAGCACACCAATATCATTAGTTACAGGATGTCTCTTAAAAGACAGACTGATATCCTTAAATGATCTTGATATTCTTGTTAGGCTCATTAAATGATAGATTTTTTTATTATTTATACCTATCTTTGCAACTCATTCATAACATATTCATTAGAATCAAGGTAATGGAGTATACTCCATGCTACATTTCGTGGTTTTGCCACTCCACAAGTGAAAATATCAATCGCAACACACCCCTTTTCGGGCCAAGTATGACAAGAAAGGTGACTTTCTGCCAAAGAGATGAGTGTTGTTACTCCATATGGTTCAAATTGGTGAGTAAAGATGTTTAAAACGGTCAATTTCTCACCTTTGACTGCAGAAACAAGTATTTGTTCTAGTTTTTCTGCATTATTTAGTTTGTTAAAGTCAACATTATAGACTTCAACAAGTAAATGTGACCCCATATGGGCATTTTTGACATTTTTCATCCTAATTCGGGTTCAATATCAACTTCAACTGAAGTTTCTTCTTCAATTGTTTTGTTTTCTGCCCTTTCTTTTGCTGTTTTCCAGAAATAATTCTCTTCTGAACCCAATCCATCACGGTCATGACCGTTTTCAACCTGATAATACACTGTTGAAACCTTAAAATCGGGTATTTTTGGTGTTTCTGGTGTAATACTGTTATCATATATCCTCATTCTGTTGTTTGGATAGAGACAAAACTGCCCATTATCCAATTCTAAGAGATTATGAGACTTATGTTCAGCAGGCTGTTCACTTGTAGAGTAGTCTATTGCGTCTACATCCGAATGATAGTTGTCTAAAGTGCAAATATAGGTGCCAGTTTGTGTTCCATAGTCTCTTGTATACACTTCATAGTGCATTGAACCAATAAATTGCTTCTGAACTGCGATTACACCATAGTCCATACAGTTCCAAAACTGTAAATTATGCAGTGTCATGTCTGGTGTAGGGATCTCTGGGTCAGTTGTGAACGCAGAAATCGGTAATTTATCGAACATTGCAGCATATTCTGGTAAATATGTCTCGAAATAGAAGGCTCTACCGGGAATTGACTTAGCAGATACCCAAACTCCCTTTACAAATTCACCATGACCACTCTTATGATCAGTCAAATACTCTTTTCTTACCCATACTTCATAAGAAGGAAGGTTCGCAATTAGTGTGCTCATCGTTGTTTTCGTGCTATTTCGTGTTTTAGTTGCTTTTGTAATTCTATTTTAATAGTAGCCAAAGGCAAAAAAAGGGGTGAACCCCTTTCAATGTAATCTTCTAAATGAGCAACGTGTTCTAATGCAAAGATTATTTTCGTTTCCTCATTCATTTTCATTTACCCTGACCTCTTGATCTTTTACGAGCCGAGTTACGCGAGGTGGCCGCATATTTAGTGTGCTTTCCGTTTCCTTGACGAGACTTCTTCGGTGGACTTGAAATAAATGTTCCACCTGAGATTCCTGCTTTTGCTTTAACCATCTTTTTCCTCCGTCATTTTTGTAGTAATTGAATTTGGTTCAGGTTCACCTGTTTGATAAAATTGAATGGCGAGGTCATCCATACGCTCAAAGTATTCGTATTGAGTGAGACCAGTGAACATCTCCTCACCGTCTTTAAATATTGTATACTTTGTAATCATTAGTGCGGATCATAATGTCTAACGATGCTGTATCCAAGTGCTACAGCAATAAGTGAAATACAAATCAGTGTCAATAACAAATGCATAATAATTAAATTACTCTAGTTTTTTCATGTCCAACACGAATTCGAGGATCGCACCAGATCTCATAACCAGCTTTCTTTGCATCGAGACAGAACGAGACATCTTCGCCACACATATCTTGAACAGTACCAGACTCAAAGACTTGCATCTTTGGAGCAAACCAAGGATAAGGCATATTCTTATCTTCAAAGACTCCTTTCTTAATGAGTAACCAACCGAATCCAGCATAATCTACAGTGAATGGTTTCTTTCTCTTCTGTATAGTTTCGAGAGTTTCATGATTCATAACACCACCATTCGATGCAAAATCCTCTTCGTCAAGCCAGTGCGCAACTGATGTAGTACGACCATCTTCAGTACAATACCAACCAGATACAATAGGTCTTTCTTTTGATGGATCAACAACTATATTCTGTCCAACTACTTTACCATCTTCCATGACATCCTGCTTTTTAACTGCTTCTTCTGGAACAGCATTAAGAACTAATTGATAAAACTTCTCAGTTGTAAAAACAATATCAGAGTCAATCCATAACTGCCAATCATATTCAAGTTTTCCATCCCAAGGTAACTGATCAGGGCCACGAAGAACATTTGCACCTAAACACTTACAACGGGCAAAGTTTACCATAGAAGAATAATCTTGAGATATTTGTATTCCTCCTCCATTCTGTACAATATCAAAACATAACTGTACAAAGTTCTTTAGATAAGTATATGATACCCCTCTACCGGGTAAACAAAAAACTATCTTCTTTCCTCTCATAAGAGACTTTGCAAGTTCGTAATCCCACTCTGGTTGCTGTACAACTGGAGTCTTTGGGTTTACTTTAAATCCTTTTGCCATAATTAATTCAACTTACATTGATATTGTACCTCAATCATATCTATATGTCAATAAGAAGCTTCAATATATTTCTCTGTGGGGTTTTCACGAACTTCTGTATAAGTAATCTCTTCTGTAAAATATGATCTGTATATTCTTCCCCAAATTATATTAAACTCTTCCTGATTTAAATCTTTAAATAAACACTCATTCTTTAGGTAGATATGAAAGGTGCTTTTAGTCATTTTTTTCTGTGATAATAACATCTTTGTCATCAATTTTCCAATTGAGTTCAGTATCTTCATACCAACCCATTTCATTGATAATCCATTCTGGTATTATAGCACAGTATTCGCCTGTCGCAGGATTGATCTCTATAGAAGTAATTTGGCCATCAGAATTTTTTTGCATGAATGAAAAACCTGTGTCGAAATTATATATGGGAAAAAAAATTTTAAGTGCCTTTGATATTTGTCTAGCAATCGTAACACTTTATAGATTGGGAGTCCCATGCGTTTTTAACCACGACCCCCCATATAAGGGGGGACTGCTGCTGATCACGAACGAATGACTATCTGTTCTTACTATTTGCAAAGTTGTAATAAGAGAAGCACCTGCGGTTAACTAACTTATAAGTTCCGAACCCGTTGTCAAAAACAAATCCTTCACCCTCAATCCTATCATCATCCAAGTAGGTCTTAAGAGTGTCATCATATCTGCAAGCATCCAAAGCAATCAATTTCATATTCTCAACCAACACCCAAAGGCGAATCAAGTTGACATCACATAACTCTGCAAAGTCTTCGGGGTCTATTTCAATCTCCTCTCTGATGCAGGTGTTGATCACCTTTTTAATTTCCTTTGCTTTCTTCTCATCAACGAACGTAGCAAGTGTTGACATTTGACGGGCAAAGTCTGCTAACTCCTGCAAGTCAAATTCCTCCGTGCCCTCATCTGAATTCCAATAATCATACTCAGAGTCTGCGGAGTATGCACGGGGTTGAATGAACTTACAGTAAAGGGTGCTTTCTAATTGATCATACTTCAGGGGGACGGGATATGTATTTCTTAAGGTGTTGTCTTCCAATAGTTCAACGTGTTGAGTATGGGGAGCAACAATGATATTTTCCATTAACGATTCTTTGAATTTATACGTTAATGTATTTGGGGTGTATTCTGAATCACCACCGAACCCGATAAAGTCGCCTTGGAATATTCCCTCCGTACGGGGAAGGAATCTGAAGCAGTGCCAAAGAATGTCAAACAGTTCGCCCTCATATCCGAACTTAACCAAATCCTGAACAGACTTAATGACTTTAGGAATACGCTTATTAAATACGGATTTTGTGCCAACGAAGAATTTACCATCACTTGGATCTATGCCCCATACGATAGCTGGTGATCCGTCAATTTTTAATGAGAGTCTTCCTGCTGATGTGAACCATGAAAGCACGTCAAGGTCACCTGTGAGGATTGAATCTTCGGGGTGTTCAATGTGTAAGAGTGGCATTTTAGGGAATTTCTTTCGTATAAGATTATTATAATTCCCCACCCTACCCGAATGGGGAACGTATGTGACAGTTAACTAATCGGGTAGATACCCTGCACATTCCATACCCGGCTCATCATAGAACCAGCTGACATTAACGTCTTCGTAATTTTTCACGATCTCTTCATATATTCCAGTTGCTGGGCTCCATGCAGTGAGAAAAGAGAATTCAACATAGCCACATTCTTCATCCAAATCATCAGTGGAAAAATCGGACGCATCCCACTTCGTGCCCCATTCATGATTGGCCCAGCCATACCACCTGTCATCATTTTTGCCATCTGGGAAATCATACGTAGTATAAAAGATTTCCCCATTTGCATTACGTTCCTCCCTTTTGACTGGTAGCTGTCCTGCTTCGTTGGGGATGTTTGGCCAATCGGGTTGTGGCTTGATTGTTTGAAAAGGACTTTCGGACTGGAACTTTTTGATAAGTTCTTGAAATTGTGTACGGTCATCTCCAGTAGCAGAGATAGTAACACGATTGTGACACCAATTAGGCATAATAAAAAAGTTGTGGGGGAATACATTAATTATAGTAAAAAAGACCCCCCTGTGAGGGGTCTTATGTGATGGTTATTAAACTGTCATTCCTGATTCAAAATCTAATGTTTTACTATTACGCTTTGAAAGGAACCACTCAAAGTTTCTTTGAAAGACTCTTGAACCGTATGAGAACTCATCCAAGAGTGCGTTCAGTCTGGATTTTGTAGTGACTGACTGCCAACCTCCGTCAAAGATACGAATTGCATTTGGTGAAACGGTTGCGATGTGGTTTCCATGTAGGTAAACATCAACTTCATTTTCGTGACCGATGATTACAGAGGTGTTTCCAGATTGCCAACGTTGGCGGTTACGGATTGCTCTGTTCATCTGTTCTTCAATTTTACGCATAATCAGAGGGGAATTGGTTTGCTATGTTTTAATTATAAACCCCCATTCATAAGAGTGGGGGTTGAGTGTGCCAGTTTGTGAACTGGTCTACTGGGTCAGCTGGAATTTTTACAATTCCTCTACTGTTTCAATAGTCCACTCTGAAACATGCTCATCTTCCACATCAAATGAATTAATGTTGGCGTGTGCAAGTTCCCTTGCTTCGTCTTCGGTCTCTGCTTCAACTAAAATAGTGAAGTAGTTTACCTCAGAGCATTCAATACGAAATTGATTCATAAACCGTTTAGAAATCGTTTAGTGAAGAGAGTCTGCGGATGGCACCATCTTGAGATATGGTGACTCTTTGAGTGGTTTGCTTATAAACCTTTTTTGGATCTCTCTTGTGCTCCAAAAGTAGTGCCATTTCCTGTAAATCAACTTCGTTTAGATTGAGGATGGACTGGTACAAGTCATGGGAATAAGACTGCATAAGTACTCCGTTTAGGTTTGAGAGTGGGTGAGATAGCAGATGTCTGACTTATGCTAACTTGTTTACCAAGTTTAATTAAAGTCTCAGGGATGCCAATCTCTCCCCCACTTCTATAATATACCAATAAAAAACCCCCTTGTGTAGGGGGTGTGTGACAGTTTGTAGAGTGGCCCTTACTTAACCAAATTCACTAATTTTGTGTGATATGGTTTCACTGCATTCAAAACTTTTGAAAAATCCTTTAAAAGTTCCTGAATCTCATAGTTGTGAATCGCCCATCTGGTGTTTATGTCCTTTAGGTAACGATCTGCTGTGATGAGTCGAGCAGTGGAAGGTCTTTTAAGGGTGGTGACTTTCTTAACCACTTTGCCGCCTTTGAAACTGGTGACTGTTACGGAAGGTTTGTCCAGTACTTTCTGAACTTGCTTAATAACTCTGTCAGTTTGGGTCTTTTTAGTTCTGCGCTTGCGTGGGGTTGGTGCCTTTTTAACAGTTGCAGGAGTTGAAGACTTAACAGGCATAACGAAGGGAATTCGTGTTTACTTGTATATTGTACCAATAAAAAAACCCCTGTTAGGGGGTTTTGTAATAAACTGAAATAAAAAAGGCCGGTTTGTTTACTGGCACATTTCCTCAAACATTTGCTGTGCTGTTCTCTCTATGTGATCAACAGTGCCTTTAGAGAATGAGCATAACTCTTCCATCATTTCAACAGTTAATTTGTTGTGAACTCTGAAAGACTCCCATGCTTCTTCAAAACAGGTTTCTAATAATGCTTCGTGATGTAGTGTAGACATAGGTGGGAATCGTTTGTTATGTTAGGGACTTACATTTAGAGGTGGGATTACTCTTGCTCTATTTCAGCACTACCACTTCAGGTTTGCCCTATGTTCTAATTATAAACCCCAATCATAACGAATGGGGTTTCAATGTGACAGTTTTTAGACTGTCTCTAAGATGATGTCCCTGACACGC